TCTCAGCGATAAAATCCGCTTCAGTATTCTCCGTGTACGCTTGAATAGCGTTGCTGAGATCAGTGTAGTTCATGCCATCGGGCCTCGTGCCATGACGCCTTTAGTCGCAGCGCCAGTACCGCGAATCTTAATGCCGGAAGTTTTAGTCGGCTTGTAGCCTTGACTACGTGCGTTAGCCACGCTAACGGAAGTTTCCCGCAAGTACTTAGCGTTGTCTTCCTCGCCAACGACTACAGTCGGCACTTTCTTGGGTTGTTTGTACTGAGCCATATTAGCCTCCACGACCAGTAGAACGCTGGTTCATTACTTTAGCCATGTTGCGGCCATACTTGAGCATCTGCGCATTGGTTTTGCCACCAGCAGCCATCTTCTTAGCACCGGAATGCATGCGCTTCTCATGAGCCTTCACTTCTGTGTCGGCGATTTTCTTGACCGTTTTCTTGTCCATTTTCAGGCTCCTATTTGTACTGTCACTGTACCAACTTCTGCGTATAGAACCAAATAATTTGGCGTCAACGCAGTATCAAATGACCGTGCTCCGCCAACAGGGTTCCAGCCCCACTGAAAAACTCGGCTACCTTGCTCTGGATACCCATCAGCATCCGGGGCTGGGCTATTGGTATTGAGAATCTGTAATCCACTTAAACCTGACTGGTAGTAGCTTCTGTCCGGGCGTGGATTACGCAAACCTTGTGGATCATCAACGGGGTACATACCCAACTGCAACTGCGGATGGTCTGGGTCCCAACACTCGGGGCAGACTAGCAGATCGTAGTTTTTTGTTTTGATAATCTCTCTACGCAGCACTTTAAGTTTGAACCGTTGGTCACAACGGTCGCACTGCGCAATTGCGTTTTTACCGGAAGCGAACCGATTACCCATTATGTACCCCCGATAAACTGTTGTCGGGGAACAAACCGAATCGCCGCTTTCTCCCTGTCCTCAGTCGCAGCCAACTCCCAAGCCTCGTCATACTGCTGCTTGAGAACAGGAATGCGCTCGGCCCCACCAGCAATTTTTAACGCCAAATGGTACGCCAGCCCTGCGGCCATACAGGGAATAAAACGGAAAGGAATATCCATCACGTTTACACCACCACCCGCATCCTGCGTGCGGCGCAAACGCCAATAGACAAACGTGTATTGCTGGGCTGAATCTGGAGTCGGCCAAACCGTAACAGCGGGTACTTGGGCCAAGTAAACCGCCGTAGTGCTGGTGTGCGACGCCGCAGTTGTGTTCTGCTGCCCACGAAAGCAGTTGTACAGGGTGTTGCCCGAGATGTATCCGTAGTTGATGATCTCGTTGTCGATCTTTACAAAGCCCGCTGCTGGCAGACCAACCACGGAATCTAAGGAGATCGTAGTATCTGTAGCCGTGATAGAAGCGCTCAGAGCAAGGCCAGTGGGCGAATTTTGTGCATCTAGCCGCTGAACCCAGACCTGAATTGGGCGAGCTTGCTGAATCTTGTTGGGGATCGTAGCGTAGGTAGAAACGCTAATACGAGTAATCGTCAAGTCAGCTTGGGTGGAAGAGACGTTCCCCCCAGTACGGATTACGTGCTCCAGCAAATCAACCGTGTCATCCGGCAGAGCGTACGTGTTTTGCCCTTGGACAAGCGTAATCTCGCCCTGCTCAATAGTCCACATATTGATGCCACGATTGGCCCAATCTGCAAACATGATGTTCAGGCTACGGCGTGCGGTACGCAAATCGTAACCAGTGCGAAGCTCGCCCCCAGCACGCTCAAATGCTTCCTCGACCAATTCAGCAAGGTCGAGGTTAAATACCGAGGAGCCAGAGGTAATAGCCATTATTTAAGGCCTTTTAGCGTTTGAGCGAGCCTAGCGCGTTGGCCAAGCGTACCCGGAGCTTTTGCAGCTTTTGCCAAAGTTTTTGTAGGAATTGTTTGACCACTTTTAACTCCTAACTGCTTGCGCAGTGAACCGGGTTTCTTTATCGCCTTCTGAATCCACTTTTCCGCCATGATTACTTCCCAGCAGTTTTTGCAGATTGCGTAAACGCTTTTGCTGTTGGAGCACCTTTAGAACCCGGCTTACGCATGCGTTCGCCGCTGCCCTGTGCAATCCGCTTACGCTTGGCGTTGATGTTGGCATACAACCCAACTTTTCCACCCGCAGCATATTCAGTGAAGTCCGTATCGTCCCGCCGGGGCTTCTTAACGCCCTTAGGCATCTTCGACGGGTTAATGTCACCCATACCCCGTGAGGCCATCATACGAACATCCCCCTTGTCTTACCGCGCTTAGCGATACCGTCGGCGCGTTTGGAAGCGGAAGAAGCTTTACCACCCTTGGCAAGCTTGCGGTCAGCCGAACCCATATCAGGTTCCGTCGGCGGAGGAAGGCCAGAATCTTCCGTCCAAATGCCGCCACGAATACCGCGTGGCTTCTTTTTGTCCGAAGACGCCTTCTTTTTAGGGGGCGGAGGAGCCGACCCCATGTCTGGAGGGCTAGGCGGCTGACCCATATCCTCCGTGTAGACTCCTTTAGCCATTTCAGCACTTCCCGCCGCGCTTCATACCCAACGGCTTGGAACCCTTCATGGAGACCATAGTGCCTTTGGTCAGACCCTTGCTCTGCACTGCGTGCTCGCCTTTGCCTTTGTGGCCACCAGACTTAACAGCGCCCATCTTTGCCTTGGTGATACCACCGTTTGCCATCTTTTTCATGCTAGGTTCCTTTTCAGATTTTTCGCCCCGTGCGTATTGCTGGGGGGTGATTTTGCCCGACTTGATTGCTTTAGCTTCGGCTAATTCTTCCTTGTAGGTTTCCTTGCCGCCAAACAGTTTCTTAGTAGCCATACCGCCACCTTTCATGATGGACATCTTGCCATGAAGTGTCTTGGGTTTATTGATCTTTTGAAGATCGGCTCGGGCCGTACGAGCCCCCTTACCAAACTTCAAACCTTTGCTAGCGTCGCTAAACTCTTTGGCAACAGGAACAGGAATACCCGCAGATTTTGCAAACTGCGGATTGTGCGCCGCAGCATCCATGAACCGTTTTTGCTTTGCGCTAGTAGCTGGCATTTCAGCACTTCCACGCCCGCAGGCTTTTGTTAATCCGCGAGTTGGGATCGTTGGCTGTTTTGGAAGAAGTCAGCTTCTTTTTCATGCCGGTCATCCGAGCACAAAACGAATCCCTACGGGGGCCACCCTCTGGCTGCGGAGCCTTCAAACCCGGCTTGCCCGGATTGGCTTTATTGTAAGAAGCACGCCCCTTGGCGTTCAAACCGCCCTTGGGGTTCTTACCTTCTTTCCGCTGCCATGCAGGTGACTTAGCCATAGAACACCGTGACTTTTGTGTTCGTTAGCGTGGCGTAGACATCTGTAGAAAACAGAACGCCTTCTGCGGGGATAAACACGTTAAATGTTTCCCCGTTCGCCACCGTATTGAGCGTCATTACAGTAGTCCCACCGGAACCACCATCCTTCAGAACAACACTTCCAATGCTGCCACCGGGCTCAATCACTAGGCCGCGTACGCGAGTACGACCGCCAAAGACAGTGCCAGACACCGCCAAAGAATTGGCTTTTACATCAGTTTGCATCGTCATAAGATGCTCCTGATTAGCCAGCGGAGACGGTCAAGACGCCAGCGTTAGACCACAACTGACCAGCAACCGACGGATCGGAAGTCGGTAGGCTAGAAATAATAATTGTGGTCCCGTTGATAGTAACGGTACCGGTGGTGGTCAGCGTGGTGCCAGAAAAGCCGTTTTGCGAAACGACCGGGCCGGAAAACGTGGTAGTAGCCATAGATTCCTCACATGCGAGTTGCGGAGGTGTTCTGTCTGCATGTCGTCAGCCGGGACTGTCAGAACACCGGATAACCCCGGAATAATGAATTTATACACCCATTATAGGCAAAAGAAAAGGGGGCGCAAGCCCCCTTTTCCTAGCTACATCAGGTCGAACCCGACGAGCCCCACATACCGAGGGGATCGGACCAACCAAAGCTATAACGCTCCCGAGCCTTGTAACGAACGTTACCGGTATCGAAGTCGCCGTCCATGCTGTTTTGCAGCGGAGTACGAACGAAGTGCTTCAAACCGTTCGGAACGTCAGTGGTCAGGAACCATGCGTTGGTATCAGTCAAGAAGTGATTGACGGTGTAACCCTCGGGGATAGCGCCCATCTGCTTGAGAGCATTGATGTCGTTATCCGCCGTAGCCACACGAAGCTCAGTGTCCAGAAGGCGCTTGGCCGTGAACATCAGAGCCGGGGGAACAATCAGCTTCTTGGGTTTGGCAGCGATCAGCAAGCCACGCTCATCCGTCCAAGCAGCGATCTGAATAACGGCGGCTTCAAGCGAAGTCTCGTTCAGGTCAGATTGGACAGCGGGAGTGTTTGCGTTAGTACCACCAGACACCAGCGGGTGAGAAGCGCTGAACAGAGCAACGCCGTCGCCACCGGGGTAGCTACCCGAGAAACCATTGTTCAGCACGGCAGCAGCTTTAACCTGTTTGGTATAAGCCATAGCACGAGCAAGCGACTTGGTGTAACGAGCAGACAAGCTGTCGTACAGGTTGTCTTCGATTGCCTCTTCGGTAATCGAGAAACCCAAGGCGATGGTTTCGTGGGTGTAGCGAGTAGACCAAGCTTCCTGCGCATTGTCATAAGCAATTGCAGAGCCTTCGTTCTTCACCGGAGCGGCGGAGAAGCCAGACAGCTTGGTTTCCTCTTCAAACGAACGCTCGGAGGTCTCGGTTTCGTAGATCTCCTTGTGTTCTTCACCGTAGCGTGCGTACTCCATACCAAACAGGGCGTTAAGACCCGGCAGGAGTTCTTTGAGTAGTTGTGCGCGTGAAATAGCCATTTTTTACTCCTTACACGCCAGTAGTGTTGTTATACGTATGCGTGTTGATCTTGACGACCATTTCAACATACGCATCCGAACCGGTGGCGGTAGCAGGCACAACGTCAACGATACGAATCGGCAGAGTGTTAGTCGTAGCCGTAGTATCGTCAATAGCTTGCTTAGAATCACCAGTATTGGCATTGCCAGCATTCAGAACCACCGAGGTGTTCTGACCAACTGCCGTGCGGCCCAGAGTAGCAATCGTGGTGCCCGAGGACACAACAGCCACTTGGAACAGAGCAGTGGGGTCATCCACCACGTAGGCCACCACGTTCGTTACGCCAGACGACGGAGCGTACTGAGCCTGAACGGTTTGACCCGACGAGTTGGTGTACTGAACGCCAACGCAAACACCAAGGGCTTGCGGGGCAGCGGTACCGTCAGCGACAACTTTGCATTTGCCAGAAGACAGCAGTTCAACTAGATCGCCATCGTACACAGCACCGGAATCAACCGGCACCAGACGAGTTGACCCTGCATACGGGTTGCCACCAATACGATTGATGGGTTTGAATCCGTATGGGGCCGAAACAGTGGGGTAAGCCATGTTTTAACTCCAATTAAGTTTAAGACCCAGAACCGAAAGTAACCTTGGACTTCTTCTCAGAAAAAAGAGGCATCCTCGGGTCACTTTCACGGAGGAAATTGTTGTCTACCGAGTCCATTTGAGCCTTGTTTTGACCAGAGTAATAGTCCATACGCTGTTCCAAAAACTCTTTAGGGATACGACAGAGCAACAGGCCACCTACCTCAATGCCGCCTTTAAAACGGCCTTCGGTAGTAGCGTGCATCATAAGCTCGGGGTATTCCTCTGCTTTGCAGGGTTCATACCCTTCACGTAACTTAGAAGAAATGTTGCCCGGATCAGGTACACCCATAGTGCTGACACGTATGTATCTATGCTTCCAACCGGGACGGTCATCAGGCATAGGCAGTGTCTCAGGCGGACGCCACGCCTCAGGGCGTTTCATCGCCACTTGACGGGTGTCTGCTTCACGAGTTGTACGGTTTTGCGTCTTACCAGACGACAAAATTTCATCCATCATTCACCTCTTTTAAGTTGAGCAACCTGTTTAGCGTAGAGTTCAATTGGTACCCCAAGACGGCGAGCAATCGCTGCTTCGGATGCCTTCAATCTCACGCGATTAGGCGGTGTGCTACGGGAGGCCGGGGCCACCACGTTAGCTGGCTTATTTGCACGGCGTGGAGGTTCTTCCTCGTAAGCCGGTTCTGATGCCTTTTGCGAAGGAGCATCATCTTCATCGCTCTGAATATCTTCAAAATATTCAGGAAATCTTCGACGCATTGTAGCGTCTACTCGTTTGTAATACTCTTCAGACCCAACAAAGTCTGCGCCATAGTCCCTAGCCAGCTTTTGATGCAACCCTAAGGCGGATGCTGTCATCTCGGGATCAGGCCCAAACCAAGTATTCTTCTCCATCCAACGCTTATCGCGGTCAGATACAGCAGGCTGATTTGTACTACGTTGTGGTATTTGTACCTCTTTCTCTTCAACTTGTAAAGGCCTCATATTCTGAACCCTGTCCAAGTTCAGTGCGGCCCTAGAAACTTCGGCATTGGCTTCTGCCAAAGCCTCGGAATCCCCAGCCTCAAAAGCCTCTGCATACCGCTTCTTAGCGCTTTTAAGCTCAATTTCAGCAGAGTTTTGGGACTGTTCAATATAAGCCTTTGACCCAAGCGAAACCTGCTCTTGCAGCTTACGGTTCTGTTCCCATAGCTGTTTTGCCAGCCTTTCAGCCGCTTCACGCTCGCGGACAGCCTCTTCTTTAGCCCTACGCTCGTCGTGATAACCACGGGTAAATTTCTTCAGACGCGCCTGAACCTTCTCGTCGTACGTAGAAAGTTCTTCTTCGGTCGGGTCTTCAGGGGGCGTGTCGTCAGGTTTCCTGCCTCGATCCCGGCGCGGAGTATCGTCTTCGATCTCAACGTCGAAGCTTTCCTCTTCCGCTACCGCAACATTTGCGGATTTAGCCTTGGCTTCCTTTTCGTCAGGAAACTCAAACTCTTCACCCTTAAATTCTGTCTGTGCCATTTAATAACTCCTTAAGCTGCACGCGAAATACCACGCGGGTCTTGCACAACCGCTTCGACCGAATCATCGTTAATGATGCGGAATTCACGGCCATGAATCTTCAGACGGGTGCCTGAATTAGGTCGGACGATGACAAAATCGCCCGCTTTGCAACTCGCTCCACTAGGGAACCGAGTGGTGTCTTTGTAGCAGTCAGGCCCAAGCTGGACAACGAATAGCACCGGAGTGAGTACTTCCTCATAGTGCATAGTCTTAGAGTCTTTAACCAACCCAACTTCACTGTTGGCGTACTCTTCCATAGCTTCTGGCACTACACAAAGTAGGTGGAAAGTCTTGGGGTCAGGCAACTGCTTGGCTTTGTCTTCAGCAGGTTTATTCAAAATACCGGACAAATCCACAGCAGCGGTATCAAATTCAGTCATCAGCTTGCTCCAGTTTCTGCACGAGGTCGTTAATTACATTTTCTGCAAGGTTCAAACCTCGGATAACCCCGCAGACGTTTCGATACTCTTCAAAGCTTTCAATACGATCCGCCGCCAAAGCGACTTCTCGTTCATGTCTAAGCTTTTCTATCTCTTTAGCTATGTGCGCTAATAGCTTGAAGTCGTTCAATCTTTCTCCTTCTTAGGTTTCTGGGACGCCTTTTGGGCGGCTTGCACTGCCATCTGGGCACGGTTTTTAGCAATATCCGCACCAAGTCTTGCCCCTTCCAAAAGCTGTTGCTTCTGGAGCTTGTCCCTAGCGGCGGCGGCTGTGGCCCCCACTTGCATTGCCGCAATCTCTTTTTGCGCTGCAATACGGGCTTCTTCGATCCTAAGTTGGTCAGCTTTAGCTGCGGCCTCAATCTGTTGTTTTTGTGCCTTAAGCTGCAACTCCTGCATCTTGATCTGCAACTCTTGCTGCTGCATTTGGATGATGGGGTCTTGCGCTTGTTGCTGCGCCTGCTGCTGAGCAGCCTGAGCCTGAGCCTGCTGGGCCATACGAACCGACGCCTGTGCAGATAGCTGTGCAACTTGCGCAGCCACCTCGGGTGCCATGTTCTTTTCCTGTTCTTCCGTAGGCAGTAGCAGTCCAACTGTCTGCTCGACTTCTTTGCGGTACACAAACGCCAAATGCTCGTTAATGTGCGCCTGCATGGCGGCTAGAATTGCTTGCCCCTGCGGAGTCTGCTGGATGAGCCCCATGATCTTGGGGTTCTGCAACATGCTTGTGTGCACTGCAATATGAGCTTGGTGATCCTGCTCAATAAACGCTTTCATGGGCTTGCCAGTAAGCGCGTTCTGGTTCTCTTGCACCGGATCAATCGGTTTCTGGTCGTCCTCAATCGGCACAAGCTTGGCCGCGTTTTTAATGCCCAGCACCTCAATCATCTGGCGGTGCAGCAACGGTAAGTCATAAAGCTGTGGTGCAGTTTGAGCAAGCTGAAGTGCGGCTTGATATTGGACGATCTTCTGGGCCATTGTCGCCGCATTCGGATCGCTCACCGGGATCACTGACACCATGTCATAGTCAGATTTTCTGGCACGACGCGAACCTTCAACGGGCTCGTAGTCGTACTCCTCCGGTGTGTAGTCGGCGATGATGGCTTTGAGCAGCTTGAACTCTTGCTTCATGCTGTAGTGCATGCGGGCCTGTACCGCGCCCATCACTTTAAGAGTGCGCTCAAGAATGGCTAATGTAGTACCCACGGGTGCTTGCGCACTCATGTCACTGACCTTCATGTCCCCCGCCGAGGCAAACGCCCGACCTTCTTGCACGATGTTCTGGAACAGCCCGTACAGAACCTGACTTGGCTCTTTGTAGGGCAGCGGCAAGATGTTGTCGCGGATTGACCCACTGGGTACATCTACGTCACGGAACTCGCCCGGAGCAATCGGCGTATCGTCCCCTTTAATACGAAGGCCGCGCGACTTAAGGCCACCGGGAAGGTTCGACAGGGTGCCTGCGTCCACAAGCTGGCGAATGAGCATCGTGGCTGACTTGGCGTAGCCACCAATCAAGTGGATAAGTCCGTACCCATAGAACCCAAAGCCGGGAATGTATTGGTAGTGAACGAAATGCTGACGCTTGCTGTGCAGCTCGTCACCCTCGTACCAATTCCTGCGAATAGCTAAGACCTTAGTCGTGCCCTTTTCGACGGTCACAACATACGGCAGCGCAATCCCAGTAGGCTCACCCTTCTTGTTCTTATGCTCGTACCCCTTCAGGTCAAGGTCAACGTGCATCTCAAGGATACGGAACCTATCGTCTTGGATCGCAGACATGCCCATTTCCTCGGCCTTCTGCTTCTCAATGTCGTCAAGCTCGTACGTCGGGTCGCCAAGATCAATATCAGAATAGAACCCCGCTTCTTGAAGCTTGGCAACCTCGTTCTTCGTCTTGCGCATCACATGGGTGACACGCTCAGCCCGCTCTAGATTAGACGCCCCATACGGAACAACGATGTCCTCGGCGGGGATGAACATGGCAACCTGACGCGCCAAGCTCGGGTCGTAGTACACCTTTTTGAACGCAGAGCCTGCAAGGGGCAGGTTCCACAACAGCTTCTCGTGCTCCGGGCGGTACTCCACCATCACATCAGTAAGCTGGTAGTTCATATCGTCGCGCACGCGAGCGGACGCTTCTTCTTTCTCCGGGGTGTCTTTGCCCAGAATCTGCGTCTTGACTGGACCGGCTGCGGGGAATGTCTCCATGATCCCTTCGCTCTGGAATCTGACCACAGACTCTGTAAGCATCGGGTGGAACACACCACAAGCACCTTGCCACGGCTCGGTGCGGTCCTCGTACTTCAGGCCCAGCAACTTAAGCCCATCGACATACGTCTGAATCCATTCTTTGCGGTCGCCGATGTCTTTGGTGAAGTCCTCCACCAACTCGTTGCCCAGCGCCCCAAGCTCGCTGTCGTCCATATACTCGGCCAAGTTGGCGTCAAAGTCCTCCTCGGTCTTTTTGTCTGGACTTAGTTGGATTTCAATATCGCCAAACCCAAGGGTCACGCTTTCCGGGTCTTCGATCTCGATTTCAATCGGGGGCGCAGCTTCATCACCCATAGCATCGAGCATGTCTAAACCCACGGGGGCTGCGTACAAACCTTTATCAATCGAACTCGTTGCCATATCAAATCCTTAAACTGTGTAGAACCGTTCTCGGCGAGGACTCTTAAACCATTGAATCTGTTCGGGCTCATCGGTTGGTAGACGCAAGAACCCACCCTGACGAAAGCGCATTAAGGCCAAAGTTGTCGCGTCAACCAAGTCATCATGCTCGCCTGACGGGAATGCTGCAATCTCATCGACTAATTCTTCTGCCCAACGGGTTCGAGGAACCCACACTTTCCCGCTTGCAATTATGTCTGATACTGCGTTCAAACGGGCAATCTTGTCCTGACCCTTACTTGGCGTGTACTCCTGCACTGGGATGCCCATCGCACGCAAGTCGTATATCAGGGGAGCCCCGGAAGCCTTTTTCTCAACAATCATCGAGTCAGGCTCATACTCGTTGTATTCGCGCATAACGTCGCGCTTAAGCTCAGGAAACTCGACCCGTTTCTTGTACGTATTGAGCAAAATAATGTTGGGGGCGAAGTTATCTTCCTCGCAGGAAAATACACCCCACGTTGTGCCCGCTGAATAGTCAGCCCGCTGGGTTTTTTCAAACGCCGTATCCCACGACTGAAGGATGTATTCGCAAGCAGGCGGCTCGTCTTTGTCCCACCACTTCCACCAGTCGCGCTTGACGATTGCTGACTCGTTACCTACGGGGTTTTGCTGGTACTGCGCCTGCCATTTAGCGTTGGGAAGCTCTTCTTGCAGCGCCTTTAGCTCTTCAATCGACCAAAACTGGGGCCAAAGTGGGTTGCCAGAGGGCAAAATAGCCGGAAACTCAATTACTTCCCACTCTTCACCGCCGCGCTGCGCGGCAGATTTGAGCACTTGCCCTGTTAAATCGCGCTGAGACCACCTAGTCATGACTACGACAATAGCCCCACCCGGCTGAAGACGCTGCCGTGGGCCAGAGGTGTACCACTCGTACACCTTATCGTAGACCTCTGGGTTGGAAGCCGCCATAGCAGCCTCTTGTTCGGAGTGCGGATCGTCAATAATCAGTATGTCCGCACCTTTACCGGTCACAGCACCGCCCACACCGATAGCGAAGTAGTCACCGCCCTTGCTGGTGTTCCAGCGCCCCGCCGCTTTT